CAATCCCTGTCGCGCCCACCATTTTCCCTTGATATTCCAAGGGTTAATGGTGTCCCTATCGGAGCCTCCGAATTTCCGAAGCAGAACAATGCACGAACGAACGTAGATTCGCGCGGCTTGTTCGTACAATCCCGGTACAGCTATTTTCGATTTGGCGCGTCGGGCGCGAATCGGGGCGCGGCATGAGCGCCTTGATCTACCATGGCACGCCCATGACGCCGCGTGCCTCGCTCCAATCCGTCATGCCCGGTCGCGGCGCTTGCGTCTCATTCTTTCGCCCTGACGATTTGGAGGCTCTGCTGGCAATCTGCCCGCAGGTCATGTTTCGACCACGGGGCGTTCAGCTTCTGGATGAGGGCGCTGAAGGCGGGAAGGGAGTGGGACGAGTTCGATCGCCTCGCCTGGTGGCTCTGCTACTATCAGTGGCTAGAGCCTATCATCTATCAGCCGGGGCGCTGGGCGATCATGCCGGACAGTCCTGGCGCTCCTTCCCAGCTCAACGATGGGCTTCTGAACGATTGGCCGTTTGGCCCGTGCCGGGGCGCGCCGGTCTGGCACATGGATGGATCTATCGAAAGGCTGGCACGGCTTTGCGAGAGATATGGTCGCGTCTGCATTGGATGGATCGGGGATCCAAAGAAGGAGCCGGTCGGGTGCGACGCCTACCGCTGGAAGATGGACGAGGTGGCCAAGTTGATGGGCAATGTGTGGCACCCTCTCCACATGCTTCGTGGGACAGCTGTGGCGTTCCAGTATCCCTTCATCAGCGCGGACAGTACTTCTCTCGCGCAGAACGGGCATCGTTACGATTGGCAGGACGATCAATGGTGCATGGTCAGCGGGCCGCCACGGAAGTGGAAGGGTCGGGCTTGCTACGCCGACAGACTGGAGGGCCAGCGGCATGAAGGCGGCTCGCAGGGCTATGTGCCAATTGCGGCTTGAGCGTGCGATGGCGCGCCGGCTGAACAGCATTGACCAGTGCAAGGCGTTCGGCCTCGGTTACGGTCGATCGATTCGCGTTGTGGGTGATCGTGCCCGCCTGAACGGAGGCGCTGCACATGGGTAGGATGTTCAACGCTTCCGAGTTCGCTCGCATGGTCGAATATCACCGCAAGAGCCGGAACGTATCCGGTAGGGAAGTAGCCAGGTCGATCGGCATTTCATCTGCGACCTACAGCCGTGTCACTCGCGGCCATCCACCAGATGTAGAAACATATCTCCGCCTTAAGCGGTGGATCGAAGGAGGCGCGGCACATGGGTAAGGGAACCGTATCTAGGTCCGATGCTCGCCAGATCGCCGAAGCGGCCAGCGAGTGTGCTGATAAGGCGCTGGTGTGGAGAGATCGGGCGTTGAAGGCGGAGGCTTTGCTGGCCCGCTTTGTCTCATGGGTGGATCGTGCTGATGCCCCCGGCGACGATGCGCAATATCTCAACGGCGAGCACCCAGATCAGCGCGCGGCTGATCGTGACGGGTGGGATGACCTGCGCGATTTGGTTGCGGAGGCGCGATCAGCATGATCCAGCTCGACCTGTTCGCCCCGCCGCCAGCGCCTCCGGTGTCCTCAGTCCTGCGCGTCAGCCACACGGTTCAGACTCGCGCCGCCCAGCACGGCGGCATTATCACGGTTTACACCGAGGATGATCCTGAACCGTTCGAATTGACTGTGCGCGGTGTCGAGTGCGTCGCGTCATGGTCGGGCGGTTTCTGCACCCATGCCATAGGACCGGCTGGCTCACCCTTCTGGTCGGAAACCGGCTTTCGCTCATTTGGTGTCCCAACGCTCGATACCGACGAGATTGAGGCGATCATCTGCGACTATATCGACCGGCCCGCCAAAGCGTATGGGTGCGGCGGAAAGCTGGTCCGCTGGTGGCCTGGTTATGTCCTGCAATGGCGGCAATCGCTAGGCTTCGAGATCGAGATGACGAAGCAATACAAGGGCCGCGAAGGCGTCTGGGGCCAATGGGGACCGGAGGCATGGGCGGATCACTGGCATCGTCACGACATGAAGCTTCAAGACGCGCTCGACCAGATGCGCGAGGAAGGCATTGATCCGAACGATGTCGGGCCGCCGCGTGGGTTCAATGGCAAGTGGCCGAAGTTCGAAAGGATCGCAGCATGAACCACCCCAACCCCATGACCACTGACCTGCTGGCGCTGGCGGAAATGGAGGCGATATTCCTGCCGCCCATATCCGACAGCGAATTGGAGGAGCTGGCGAAAACCAATCCTCCGCTCGCCCATAAGTGCAGCGGGTGCGCCTATCGGATGGGGACGGATGCGGCAAACAATCCCACCACAGCCGCGAACCGTGACGATTGCGACCGTGCCGGCCATCCGTTCTGGTGCCACATGGTCCGCAATGATCTGGGTATGCCTGTGCATCTGTGCGCGGGGTGGGTCGATGCCCGCGCCTCTCTCCACCCGAGCGAGAAGGGGGAGGGGTGATGTTCGGCAACCTTCCACCCGACGAGGTTGAGCGGCGCAGGCTGGCTTCTATCGAGGCAATGGAGGAGCGCAACCGCACTGCATTCGAGCGCTGGTATCAAAAGCGCTGCGACGAATTCTTTTGGAAGAATGGGAGGTGCTGCGCCGGTTGTGACCATTGGTGCAGCGAAGCGGGTGACATAGGCGAATGCCTTTCTGCCCCGCCTGTATCCGGTGAGCAGGTGCTGAGAAGCCTTGACATATCGTGGTCCAGCCACATCCCGCCACCGGGCCAGCCATACACGCGCCGGGATCACGTCTGTGGCGCGTTTCAGGATACGTTCGATTGGGCTTCGCTTGGGGCGGAGTATCTGGCTTCCATAGGGGCGCCGCTCACCCCTTGACCGAATCGCCAACCAAGCACAGCCTCGACCCATGACCGACGACGAGATAGAAGCCGAACTGTCCGCGCTAAGCGACGACGATCTGGCAAAGGTGTGGCTCGATGCGCCGGACCCTGAGCATCCGACCCGCCGCGAAGAATTGGCGCTGGGCATGATGGAACTGCGCAACCTCGACTTCTAAAACAGCACCGGCCCAGTAGACGCCTCGCCCTTCTTCCTGAACCAAGGTCGATCGGTATGCTCCACGATCATACGGTCAGCGGGATAGGGCCGGTCAAACTGAGACAGCTCCTCCAGCGGCGCGTGCAACCAGGTGTCCCAATCTTCCGGATCAAGGATCACCGGCGAGCGGTCGTGAATGTCGATCAGCTCAGGCGCATTGTCCGTCATGACGCCGGTATAGACAGCGCCCCATTCATCGCTGATCGTCCAAAGCCCTGCCAATGCGAAGATGGGCTGGTCCTTCACCGATAGCCACGTCTCTGTCATGTGGCCCGGCTCACCCACAGCTTCGGCATAGCGCGCCGTGGGGATCAAGCAGCGATTGCGCGGATCGATCGCCCAGCGCTTCCAATAGCTGCCAAGCTTGTCGAACCGCGCATTGTTCACCGGCTTCGGCTTCAGCGGCTTGCCGGTCTTCTTGCTGGTCTGCGCCAGTGGGAAGCCCCAGGTCATTTGCTCCAGCACGCGCTCGCCATCCTCCAGACGGATCACCGTGCCGGGCTGGGCCGGATGCGTCTCCAGCGGTCCCTCGTTGAACCGGACGCCGGGCCGCGCCTTGAACAGGTTCAGCACCTTCTGCGTATCGCCGCGCTCTGCCCGATTGCACATATACCCAGCCTGTAGCGCGACGACCGGAGAGTCAAATCGCTTGACCGAAACCGGAACATTACGGGAACATTGAGTATGTTTCGCCCTCTCCCCGAATCCGATCCTCTCGCCCGCGAGTTTACCGAGATCATGAAGCAGATCGAGGCCGGCCAGCCCATGCACCCGATGGAGATATGGGAGCTGGTCGTTCAACTGCGCGAGGCTGGCGCGATCGGTTGGGCGAACAGGCTGGCGGAGCATCTGCCGGATTAGAGAGAGCCTCTAGGGGATCGGGCAAAGGCGATCGGCCGCGCGCTGGGCGAGCAGCAGCGCCGCGCGCGCATTGTCGCAGGTCGCATAGCCCTGGACGGTGGCGCAGCCGGTGAGCAGCAAGAGGAGGGGGAGCGCCCGGATCACGGCGCCATCCAATATACCGCGGCCGCTAGCATTGCGAACCACAGGGCGGTTGAGATGGGAACGGCGATGAGCAGGTGTTTCATGGCTGCGACTCCACGGGGACGGGGTTGGCAGGTGCGTTGACGATCTCCGCCTGCACCGGTCCAGGCGGCGCGCTGGACGCCAGTTGAGTGCCCAGCTTCTCCACCGATCGCCCCGAAGAAAGCGCGACAAGGGTGGACAGGCAGTCGCCCAGCTTCAGCGCGCCGGCGGTGCCGATCGAAACCAGCACATTTTCCGCCCAATTCGGCAGCGCGCGTGGGGTAAGGTAGATGCCGACGACGATCACGAGCAGGATGACGATCAAGCCCGCCGAGATGGCGAGTAAGACGGCGCGGTCGGAGATGCGTTCAACCGCGCTCATTGACCGACCCGATTGGCGAGCCAGCCATAGACGAACGCCTCCTGGTTTGGACTGCTCTCGGCAAGGCTTAGATAAAATTCCCCTTGCAGCGCATCGAGTGCCTTGCGCAGCACTTCACCGCCCGCCGCGCCACGCTTAGCCATGAAGCCGCGCAGCGCGTGAAGCGTCATCGGCCCAACAAGGCCGTCAGTGCTGATGTCGGGATAATCGCTCGCCTGCCGGTTCAGGGCGTTGAGCGCGCGCTGGAGGAACTTTCCGGCCCGCCCCACGCCCATGTTGACGCCCGTGTCGAACATCTCATCCGCGATCGCCGGGCATAGAGCCGCGACCTGGTCGAACTTCGGCCCGGTCCAGTAACGCGTCTTGTAGATGTTCGCCGCAGCCGAGCGGGGCAGGGCGCGCATGTCAGCGAAAAAGCCATGGGCTCGCGCGACCTGCTCCGTAATGCCCCAATTCGTCGGACCGCCGCGGTCCGCCGGATGGTTGGAATATCCGCCCTCGCGGCGGATCACTTCGTCTATGAGTTGGTCGATGGTCATGGATGACGCCCCTCAAATAGCAGCTTCACGAGGAACAGGATGACGGTGACCGCGATCGTAAAGACCGCCGCGACGCCCCCGTAAAAGCCGACGCTCTTTTCCTGCTTGAGATTTACCGCGGTCAGGCTGTCCTTGAGCGCGTCCATCTTGTCGTTCAGGATCGAATGGTTTGCGTCAATGCGAGCGCCCAGCTTGTCCTCCAGCTTCTCCAGCCGGTCATCGAACTTGTCCTGTTTCTTTTCCATGCGCTCCAGATGGCGTTCGAAGTTGAGCGCGGCTTGGCGGTCGTTGTTCAGGTCGTGCTTGACGACGCGGATCAGCTCGTGCGCTTTCGCGATCTCCATGCGAAGTTCTGCGAGTTCTTCAGGCATCTTCGCTCACCACCTGCGCCACCATCTCCGGCTCCAGCCACCGGCTCATCCCGTCCACACAGAAGCGGCCCGCATCATCCACCGCAGAGACGACATAGCACCCGCCGCTGCTGGTCGGGGGATAGCCCTCGATGCCGGGGATGAGGGTGACGTGATCGCCAACGGTCACAGCAGACGCTCCAGCGAGAAGTTGTCGCCGCTGCCGGTGATGTTGACGTGGCCGTTGCTGCCGGTGCCGGTTGGTGCCATCGTCAGGCTGATCGTTGCCGTGAGGCCGCTAATCGCCACCGAAGCGCCGAAGATGCCTGTCGGCTCAGCAATCGTATCCTTGACCGCCGCAATGGCCGCTGCGCCGTCGCAACGGATCGCGATCTTGATTTCCGCAACGCCATTCGCCACCCCGCCGACAAGACCGTTGACGTTGACCGTCAGCATCAGGCCGCCCTTGAAGCCCCCGAGCAGATTGACCCGCGCGACATCAATGCTGGTCGATGTCGTTGCATCGGTCGCCCAGTCACCGCTGATCGCCCATTCGCCGATGCCGCGATCATAAAGCCGCATTGTCTTGAGCGGGGCGTCGATCCCAAGGACAGCCGCACCGCCGATCAGCCCGTCATCATGGTGAAGGTCCACGAAGGACTGGCCGTTGAGGCGGAACACGCGGGCGACCCCCGCGTCTGTCTGGCCTGCCAGGGTGATGTTGCTGCGATACGCTGCCCCTGCCATTACCTCGAAAGCAGCGCAGTCAGCCGCGTCAATCGAAAGGAGATGCGCGCTCTCGATGACGATATCACCGACGACATGCCCCCCGCCTTCGTAGCGCCAGTAAGCAGAGGCGCCGGCATCGGTAGCCGTCGAGGTTAGCCGCCCCTTGGTGTTGGTGAAGGTGTTTCCTGTGCCGGAACCGCGCTTGAACCAGAACACATTGCGAGCAACATTAGTGAAGGGGAAATTCGAGATATTGTCGAAGCAGTTCCACGCGACATTGCTTTCCAGGCCAAAGCTGGTCGTGCGCGGCGCGCTATCGTCAATGATGGTCGCTATGGCCCCATAGCTGGAAATGTTGTGGATCTTGTTGAACTGCGAGAACTTCGTGTTGTCCGCTCCCCCGAACTTGATCGCGCAAGCGGCAGCCGGTGGCGCGCTTAGCTCGAAGACCGCCCGAAAGCCCCCGATGTCGTGCTGCTCGCAAGCGCCGGTGAAGATGAACAGCGGTGCGTCGGCGGTTGAGAAGATGACGCCGTTGTCGCTCACAATGTCGATCCCACCGTCAGGCACCGTAGCGCTGCCATTGACCCGATATTCCCCAGGCGTCCTGCGAGGGACAATCAGGGGAACGCCGCGCGTGTGCGCCTTGGTGACATTTGCCTGGAGGGCCGCAAGATTGGCGGCCTTCGCCTCCGTGCTGCTCGCGTTCGGGGTCATCCCATCGAAGGCATTGACACCCACAATATCCTTGAGCGCCTTGCCGATCGTGCCCTCCGCAAAATCGGTGCTGTCGTCAAACGGGATGATGTCTGCACCATCGACAGTGACGCGGGAAAGATCGCGGGCGCGGCTCATCTCATCCTCCTCACAGAACAGGCGCTTGCACGGTCGAACCGAATTTGTAGGTGCCCGATCCGCCCGCCGCAGGAATTTCGAAACCGCGCGTCAACGTCGCGTTAATTTCAATGTCGTGCCATTCGTCGTTCGTGACTTTGACGCACAGTCCAGAACCGGTGCCGGGATCGATGAAGCGCGGATTTTTAAGCGTGCAGCGGCCGCCATGGACTTCGAAGAAGGCTTTGGTGCGGACCTGGTTGAGGCCTGACCGAATATTGCCGCCAAACCAGAGAGCATCGCCCCCCGTCTGCTTGAACAGTTCACCCTGACGCGCAACAGCCTCGAAAATGCCGCCGCCGACATAGCTGAAATTGCCATCCTCGACCTGAAATAGCGCCTGGCCGGTGTCCGTGCCAGGCCCGAGAGCAAAGGCGCAGGCGCCCAGCGCCAGCGTGCCGCCCGTCTGCTTGACGAAAAAGTCATCACCCGCGCCGGTCGTCGCGTACCAGCTACCGACAGCCAGCTTGCCGCCGCCCATTTCGAGCCGCCCATAGGTGCCGTCCAGATGCAGTTCACCAATTGTGCCGAAACCATCCGTGCCGGGTTGATCGAACGTCGCGTTACGGGTGATGATGCGCTGGCGGAATGTCTTGATGGTCTTGGCCGAAAAGCCATCAACGCGGCCAAGTTCCAGCCCAATCGCTACACCGTCGCTGTAGATTGAATAGAGCGCCTGGCTCTCTGTCACGGCACCGCAACCATAAGGCCACAGCTCGATTGTGTTGACGTTGGTCTTGTCAAACGCCCCATCCATGATGAGGCCTCTGCTGAAACAGCCCATGCGCAACGTGTCGATGTCCAGACCGCCATTGTTCCCTTGAAGGTCGAAACCCTCCCAGCCCAGATAGACTGTCACCCGGCCCTTCAGCTGCATCCGCGCGACATTGCGGGCATAGAGCGCGGGCGGATACTGGATCAGATTGGCGCGGTTATAAGTATCGGGCTGAAAGAAGCGAAAGCTAATGTCGGCCAGCCCGCATCCTCGCTCCGCTGTGTTCGGTGGCACGATGATGACGCCATTACCGCCCAGCGGGAACGTAGCAGGAATGTTGAACTCAGTGCCATTACCCGGCCCTGTTCCGGTCGGATCGCCATAATACATCTGGCCGCCCGCATTCTGTGTGACCGGCGAAAGCAGATCATAGCCCTGCGGTCGTCGGGCAGTCGGGAAGTAGATGTCGTGATCCGTCTGAGCGGCGCGGTTCATCTGCGGCGACCAGTCATCGAGCGTGTCGCCAAGCTCGGGGCGATAGAAATCCCAGATCGACGGCATGCGATCGGAAAGCCGGTCACCAACCGCTCGCGCCGCTGCCATGGACAGCGGGTATTTCGAACCGACTGTATCCGCAGCCGATGGGTCGGAAAGCCCTAATATGTTGCGTCGGTCAACGATGCCCTGGTCGAAGGATACGCCAGTAATTATCGTCACGACATCATCGACATGAATGTTGTCATCGGTGATCGTCAGGACAGGATTATTCCAGATGTAGGCGACCTCTCCATCGTCATTGCCGATGTTGGCCCCGTTGATCGAAACGCGCGGGTCTACTAGCCCTTCCAGCATGGCCTCCGGCGCGGCCGAAAAATCGAACTGCGTCTGCCCTTCTTCCGTTGCCTTGATACTGGCCCAAGCATGCGTTCCGGCACCGCCGCCGCCCGAACCAACGGAAAAGCCCCAAGTGCCGTCTGCGTTGACGATGGGATATCGACCCAAGGCGTCCCCGCCGCCGACTGGAACGACAGGCGCGCGGTCTAGCCGGCTCTTGAGGGCAAGGTCACGGATCGCAGCGCGATCGTTCGCCTCGTTGACCGTTTCAGGTCGATACGCCTGCCCGCTTGAAAATGTGATCGGCTGCTCAAAGGTCGGAGCGCTCTCAATGTAGAGATCGCCGCCGCTAGGAGCCGAACCGAACAGAACCGTCCCGCCCGATGGCGTCAGCGTGACCGTATACTGGCTCGGGAACACATCGGTTTCGGCGCCATCTGCTAGGACGAAAACCCGGAGCTCGGATGCAGACGCTGCCTTGAATGTGAACGGAAATTCGACCGTCGAGCCATTGGCCTCATAAGGGCCAGAATAGGTGTCGGTCGTAGAAACAGCCATTCTCTTGCCTCCGGGGACGATGGCAAGTAATTAGAGGGCATGATGAGGGGCTTGAATCGACGGGCGGCTCTGGTCGCGCTGACGCTGCTGGGGGCCTGCGCCACCGGCCCGAACAACCTTTATGGCGGCATCAACGGCCAGAAGGTGACCGGCAACGAAGTGTCGGTGATCGTGTCCAATATCTGGAACGAAATGGACGGGCTCAAACTGGCGGACGCGCATTGCAAGCAATATGGCAAGGCAGCGCGCCTCAATCGTTTCGAGAACTACAAGGCCAGCTATGATTGCGTCGCGCCATGAAGAAGATCGGTGCGCGCGTGAACTGGTGGGCTGTTGCGATCATCGTCCTTCAGTGCATCATCCTGTATCGGCTCGATGGCATCGCCGATGATGCTGCGTCGGCGGCCGATAGCGCCTATGAGGCATGGCAGGCGGCAGCTTATCGCTAGTCCTCCTTAATCCTCCCCGTCGTCAGACCTTCCCACCATTCGCCGAATGTCTCAGGCTCCTGATCGCCGGCGCCTACGTCCACGAGGAATTGCGTTGCCGCTGACACCTGGCCGGGAATTGGTGCGCCGAGATAGCCCGCCATCTCCAGAATGTTGCGGGTGGCGCGCTTGGTTTCCTCCCCTTCCAGCAGTCGCTTGAGGTCGCGTGCAGTCGCGACCGCAGTTCGCCCCAAGCCGCTGGCCGGCGTGAAATTATATCCGAACGGCGATGCGATACCGCCCGCGATGTCCCGAACGACCGGGAGAGGCCCGAGCGCAGACATAGCGATCTTTTCGAATGCCCAGGCCGTCCAATCCTCGTCATCATCCGGCGCGCGCCCCGCCAGCAATTCCGAGGCGAGGGCAGGGAAGAAATAGAGCATCATCGTGCGAGCGAGCAGCGCCGGAAAATCACCGACCGACCGCGTGCGGATCACCTGCGCATAGTCGCGGTTGAGCGTCCGCTGGCGCTGATAGAAGGCGGACATGTAGCTGTAGAACATCGTCATCAGCTTGAGTGCTTCGCCGGCTGAGCCCTTGCCGCGCTGGATCGCCGCCAAGTCCTTCGCCGCGCCAGCGCCCTGCGATTGCCGAACCGCCTTGTCAGCGAAGGCAATGGCCTGGCGTTCGTCCATGCCTTCCGTGAGGCCACGGTTATAGGCCCCGATCCACGAGGCGGTGGAAACGAAACGATCCATCATGCCGATTGTGTAGAAGGCAAAGCGCTTCACGTCCGACACGAACCCGAACCTCGATTGCTCCCGCCGCACCGCATCCCGAATGTCGCGATCAAACGTTTCCGTTCGCGCCGCCACTTCCTGGCTATTCTCCAAAACGAAGCGAATTGCGCCGACCGGGTTCTTGGCAAACCGATAGACACCATCGGCCACCCAGCGCGCACCGATCCGCTCGCCGGAGTTGATGAGGCCTGCAAGCTGCATGACCGTGGTGGAGAAGCGGAAGCCCATGCCGACGAAGGTTGCGTTCGTTCGCAGCCCCTTGACCATCTTTTCGAGCGCGCCAAGCCCCTGCGCGTCATAGGCATATTCGTTGGCAATATGCTGGAGCCACGGGTTAAACTGCTTCTGGATATGTTCGCCCAGCGCCTCGCGAACGGCTGTAATAACCCGCTTGTCGTTGAGGAAGCGGTGCGCGTCTATCACAGCCTCGCGATGCGTGATGTCGTGAACAACCTCGCCCACATGCCGCGACAGGACGGACAGCGACAGCAGCACGGGCCGCTCGACCTTGGTGCGCTCGTTGGTGGCCCCGGCGCGCGTGTTGGCGCGGCGATAGGCGCTTTCGAACAACTTGTCGCCGCTGACCGCATTCTGGCGCTCAGTGTCAAGCGAGCGGGTCGGATCATAGACGACAGGATAATAGCCGCCGCGCAGGGTGCCGGCCGCAGTCTCGATCGGACGCGCCTCGACCTTTTCCGGCTCCACACCGTTCACCCGGCGCTCCAGCGCAGCGATGTCCGGCCAGAGCGTATCGATGATGTCCCAAGCCTCTTGAACGAAGCGCCATTCCTCGACCGTCAACTCACGATTGAGCATGTCAAGAATGCCCTGTTCATTCCAGCCATAGCCGCCCGCTAGCTTTTTCGCGTTGCCCTCGTTGCCCATGTTGAGCGCCATCGCGACAAGCTGGTCCCGCGTCATGACGGCAGGGCGCCCGGTTTGCGGGTCAATGAAATTGAGCGTCACCTTTTGCGTCCAGCGACGGCGCGTTGCGGCGGGGATTTTCTGGCGCGCATCCTCCAGTTGGCGGTTCATGTCGTTGACGCGGCGGCGACGCTGTTCCTGCGCATCGACAAAGCGCTGAAACACGACCCGGTTGAACACGCCAGACGGCCCCTGATCAAGCCAGTCGAATACCGTCTCCATCTTGAGCAACGCGGCGTCCATGCTCAGGATGCGATCCTTGAGACTTCCCCACCAGCCAGGCTCCAGAAACGCCACATTTGAAGGGGTGCGCGGCAATCCTCCAGCAGCCTCTACCGCTTCCGTCACGACCGCCTCGAAATCGCGCTCCTCCTTGGCGTCCAATAGCTTCTGCTTGAGCCGGCCAAGATGCATAATCTGCGTGACGGCAGCGTCCAGCCCGACCAGTTGCTCGACCGTGAGGCGGCTCCAGTTCGTGGTGCCCAGAGAAGCCGCGAAGGATGGCGGGACGATCATGTCGCGGCCAGCTTCCTCCTGTTCGCGCGCCCACGCCTCGAAGCCCTCCTGCCGATCGATGAAGCGCTGCGACCGCTGCTTGAGGTCCACCTGTTCCAGCAAGCCTTGCGCCCGCTCCAGATAATCCTGATCGACGCTCGCCATAGTGCGCTTGGACGCAACCTTGCTCATGCGCGACACTGCCGCCTCGATGTCGTCGGCGGCGCGCTTGGCTTCGGAGATCAGCGCATTGTTCAGCATCTGCGCCTGCTTCTGCCGAAATGCCTCTGCGTTATCACCGGCAATGACCGCATCCATCGCAGCCTTGCTCGCCTTCGATGCTGCGCGTTGGTAGCGCTGGATCGCGGATCGGGATGCGACATCGGCAACCCGGCCCTGCCTTACTGCCCGCGCCGCCCAATCCTTCGCAATGCGATAAGGCGTAAGGCGCTGGCCTGTCGAGCGCGCCAGAACACGCATTTCGGCGGCGATGACTTCGCCCTGTTGATCGTTGTGGATGATCGCAAGCGCTTCCTCCTCAATCGAGCCATCATTGAAGGGGTCCCCGTAGCGCTCCAGCATGAGCGCATCGACTTCCTGGTCTATCAGTGCCTTGCGCACCGACCGCTGATCACCTCCCTCCCTCAATTGCCGGCGAGCCGTCTCCACGCCCATGAGGGCGCGGACCATCGCTTCGCCGGATGTGAAGCCGGACAATTCGGCCGCATCATCTGGATTGACCCCGCCATCCTTGTAGATCGGGGGAACATTCTTCGGGAGCATGGCCGGAGCATCTTCGCCCAGCGCTTCCCTGATCCATTCCGCATCGAGCGGGGCCTGTTTCGCCGCCGCGAGCGCGCGAAATTCCGGGCGAGCATCGATGCGCGCCGACACCTCTGCTTCGACAGTGGCGCGACGATCCTTATATTCCTTCGTCACCCGGCGTTTGACCGCGTTCATCGCCTTGGCGAGCAGAGCATCATGGGCAGCGTCTCGCGCCCCGGACGTGCTTTCCTGATAGGCGGCGAACTCGTCATCCGTCATGGCATCCGGCTTGTCGGTAAACAGCGCCTCGATATTCTGCGCCTGACGCGCTTGCTCGATTTCCTCGTCCGTCGCGATCAGGCGATCCATGACAGCGCGGATTTCCGGGGTGATAGGGGCCTTCAACCGATCGACGCTGCGATAGATCGACACCAGCCACGACCGGAACGCTTCGAACGCGCGCCGCAGAACCGGGGTAGGGGATTTGCCCTCCATCAGATAACGCTCGACCCCGCGCGCCCACATTTCATGGGCGTCAACCGGGATCACGCCATCGGCGACGGAATGCCCGTTGGCAGCGAACCAGTCCTGCACCGCCTGCCAGTCCGCCTTGATCTGGTCGGAGGCGTCGGGGTCGGCCGCATCATAACGTAGTTGCTCCAGCCACAGGTGCCCGGTTTCATGCAGGAATGAACTTTGATCGCGCGATTGGAACAGTTCGATGACGCTCGGGCCTTGGCCGAACCCGGCAGACGGGAACACAATGCGACCGCGCGGGCCATCGTTATAGGATTGGTCGAACGCTCGGCCTTCCGCCTCAGCCTGATAGGCAGCAATCGCGTCCTTGATTTCCTTACGTGTCGCCTTGTCGGGATCGATGCCCCGGTTCTCCAGAACGCCCCGCAATTCCTGCGCCGCATCACGCAGCGTCTTTTCCTGCGCAGTCAGGAACCGATCGCGCCCCGCCACACCCTCGGCAATCGCGTCCAGCAAATCGTTCGCGCTTGGACGCTCCGAGAACTCGGGGAAGTATCCCGCCTCCCACGCCCGCTGCGCCCAGGCATCAGCGCCATATTCGTTCACGCCTAGCCCACCATCAGCCAGCATGGAGGATTGCCCGTCGCCGCGCGCATCGCGTAGCAGCTTGCGCTTGCCGGGCTTGCCCTTGTGCCAGACATCTGCGCCCATAGCCTTGAGGTCGCCGCCAGTATCGACAATGCCGCCGCCGCGCGCGATGAAGTCCATGAGCGAAGGGCCGGCCGCCGTCTTGGCGTCCTTTCCGCCCTTCATGGTCTCGATCAGAATGTCGGTGTTGTCGGCCGCCTGGACCTGGGCGAGGGCAGGGGGAAGAATTTGCCGCACGTCAACGGGATCGAACTCTTGTCCCGTCAGGTCGCGCCCCATGCGTTGAGCGCGCGTCGCCTCCCGCTGCGTCAGCAATTCGGCTTGCGTCATGGCGGTGGCGGGCGTGAAGCCGGCATTCATCAGCTTGTCGGCGATCGACTGGCGTAGCGTGTCGCGCGGCTGTTCCTGCGCCCGCGCCGCCTCCGCTTCCTGCGCCGCCTGTTCCGATAGCTGGTCGATCACGTCCGCCATCGCATCATCGAACGTCTGCGCTTCCCGCATCGACATGCCACCAGCGGACAGGCGCATATCCTCTTTGAGCGCGCCCCATGCGGGGGTATTGGCGATGCGCGCCAGATCGCCCACCGGCAGCACGACATCGCCGCCCGTTGCCAGCGCCTCATCGATCGCGTCGCGGTAGCCGTCGAACTCGCCTGAATAGCCGTCCGACTGCATGTAGCTGTTGACCGCATCGCCGGGGATGAAAACCCTGTCCGTGCCGGTGTCGTCGCCAAGCTGCTGGATCAGGTCCGACAGGGCCTCGGGATCGCGCGTGCCCGTTTTCGCCTTCGCTGCTGCCTCTGCCACATCATCAAGGAAGGTGCCGTTCGCGCGCGCCATTGCCGCCTGCTGACGCTTGTCCGCCGCATCGGAAATGATCCTTGCCGTCCGCTCTGTCGCTGTCGTCAACCCCACCGTCGCACCGACACCGCCGACCGTGGCGACCAGTGTTTCCGCTGCCGCCGCAGGACGCTCCTTCATGAAGTCGGCAACGGACTTGTCAGGGTTGAGCGTCGCCCACTCGTTCAGGTCTTGCAGGAACGTCGCCGCCTGCTCGCCGGGGATTTCAGCCGCGAGCTGGCGGATCAGCGTCTTGCCTAGCGGGGACTTCGCAGCCAAGTCGCCAACCAGACGCGATACCGGGATTTTCTCGGTGACGAACTCGACCGCACCCTGCGACGCGCCGTAGATCAGCGAGCGCGGAGCCGACAGCCCCTTGTTGCGAGCGTTGACATACTCGTTACCACCGACCGACGCCCCCATGACTGACGCGCCCGCGCCGGGGCCAGCGACGACACCAACGCCAACGGCAGCGAGCGATGTAGGCAGGCTCTCGACACCTTGTAGGAGATTGCGCGCCAGCCAGTTATCAACGTTCGGGCGCGCCTTCGCCGCCGCGTCTTGATCGGCTTTCTGGATCGACAGCGCATAATCGGCGATGATCCGGGGCAGCGACTTGATCCCAGCCCTTCGCTCTGCCTCCGAGGATGGCGTGAGCGCGTCCATGTTTTCCGCCAGGCCGCCAATCGCACCATAGATCCCGCCCAGCGCCTCATAGGCACCGGCCTGCACCGTCTTGCCGACATTTTTGAGCCCGTAGAAGGCTTTGCCCAGCAACGACAGATTATCGTAATCGTCAGCGGCAACGGCCGCATTATTGCCCTTCGCCGACCAGCGCCCGATGGCGGGATAATCCTGCGCCGCAGCCTTCGCCCGCGCTGCCCGCGCCTCCATTTCGAACGCGGGTAGATTGCTTTCCACCACGGCGGCGGGAAGGCCCCGCGCCTTTGCGATGGCCCCCGCCCGCGCAGCCTCATCTGGCTTGGCAACCTTGATGCGGAACGCCATTTCCTCGTCGCGCTGGCGCTGCAAATCGGCGGCGAAGGGATCGACCGTTTCGGGCTGATTGTCCCGGCTGCGCATCTGATCCAGATATTTGAACGGATCAGTCGCCATTACCAGTAACGCCCCTTGCCGTTGCGGAAGATTTCCGCGACCTGATCGTCAGTGGGTTCGCGGCCATAGGTATCGCGATATGCCTTGACGATCTTCCACTTCCGATCTTCCGGCACGTCGCCAATGCCCAATTCAAAGCGAGGCTTTGTCTTTTCGCCAGCGCCGAAGAAGCCCACCGTCTTGAACGTGACCTCCTTCGTGGCGGACAAGAAAGAGCGATACAGCTCATCTTCCGTAGGCTTGCGCTTGCCCCCGGTGAGAGCCTTGATTTCGGCTTCCATGATTTTCTGGACGTTGACCCGCTTGCGCTTGTCGTCCTCCTTGCTACCGGTCAGCCCGGCCTCAATGCCGAATGTCGAAATGGTGGACGACACCTTGCCGCGAATATCCGCATCGGGATCGCCGGCAACGATGCGAGCCTGTTCCTTGAGAAGCCCCTGCATTTCGGCGGGTGTGACCTGGCCGACATATTTGCCGAGCGATTGCTTGGAGAAGCCTTCGGGATCAAGGATGCGCTGCAACTCCAGTGTCGTCGCAATCGACCCGTTCGCCTTGACCTCTGCCGGCTTGGCGTTCGACTTCGCGACACCGATATAGGAGCGCAGTGCGTCGGGGGAGAGGCTGTCGCGGATGCTACGCGGCATCTGCGAAATGTCAGTGAACCCGCCACCGCGCTCGTTCACCCATTTGGATGCAGCCTGATCGGCATCATCCTCGCGGCGGCGCTGCAACATTTCATCAAGCGAGACGCGCTCCTTCGCCTCAGCCAGCACAGCGTCGCGCTGTTCGATGCTCCACCCCTGCGCTTGTGCCTGCGCGAAAATGCGGGACGTGACTTGCTCCATGTCCCAGCGGCGCGGGGCAGGCATGGCCCCGCCACCACCCTTGCCTAGGACGATATGCCAGTGATCGCCAGTCGCATGGGCCGTCTTGCCGCTGCCGGTTTCGTTCAGAGCCTCCAGCACCGTATAGCCGGCATCCTGCACTTCCTTGACATATTGCTCGAACGACATGCCCTTGATCGGGGCCACATCGACGGCAGCATGGCTTTTCGTGTGCCACGATTTGGGATTGGCCTTCGATAGCGGATGATCCGGCCCGCGATAGGTCGATGTCACGCGCGCCTGCGGGAACAGGCCCTTGATGACCTCGCCGCCGTTGGAGACGGGCGTTCCCGAAACACCTTTGCCCGGTTCACCCTGAATCGGAGGCAGTGCCATCAGCGCATCGACGGTCTGCGCCGCCCAGCGCTTTTGCATCGGCGCGGCCAGATCAGCGGAAATACCCGCTTCGTCAGCGGCCGTCATCCTGCCGGCGTTCGCCTTGAAATAGGCGTCCGCCATGTCGTAATCCTTGTCGGCGATGTAGCGGTTCAGCACTGCACTATGAGCCGCACTCTCCGCATCGCGCTCCACTTTGGTCAGGATTTCATCGCCGCCCAGCCCGGCCATGATCGCGTTTTGCCGGGCTTGCGCGCGCGCCTGGCTGATGAAGTCCGCACGCTGCGCCGGATCATCGGAGGAAACAGCCGTCTCGACCAGATTGGCGAACTTCGCCTTCCCGGTTTCCTGTTCAAACATGCGGAGCGCGCCAACCGCGTGCCCGGCGATGTCATTGCCGGTCTGGACCTGGAGCCGGCGCAACTGCGGCTCAAGATAGCGCTTTGTTCGCGGATCGGCGCCAGCAAGGGATTGCCCGATGGCATCCTGCAACGCCTTGTCGGTGGCGGGGCGCGCGTCCAGCGCCTCTTTTCCCACCTTCGTCTTGTAGGTTGCGAGAGCCTGCGACGCGGCTGTCGCTGCGTTCAGATACAGCGCATCGGCGTTCGTGCGGGCAAGATCGTCATTGATGCGATCCTGCGCCACGGCATAATCCGCGACCGCGCCGCCAATCTGCTGTAAGCCTTGTCCGATCGCGCCAGCAACACCGCCACCATTATCAGCGGCACGAAAGCGGGCGCCGGTAGTCTGGACCGGGCCGACCTGGGGAGAGCCATATGTCTGGATGCGGGGCAATATCAGCCCCCCATCTTGGCTTTGATCGTGGAATACTGCTTGGCCCCGCCGAGCGCCGTCCCTGCCATGTTGAACAGGCCGCCGATGAGCGCGCCTTGCCCGGCCTGCCGTGACGCCTTGGCCTGCGATCGGTAATTGACGCCCTCAATGTCGAAGCTGCGGACATTCTCCGCGCCCTGATCATAGATGCGCCGGGCATCTTCCTGCGCGAGCATCTGCGTGTCGGCCGTCAGATCGGCGGCGTTGCCGAAATTCACGTCCAGCCCTCCGGCCGCCATGGCGACGCGCTGCTGCCCTTGTAGCTGGGCAACCTTGCGATAATGAGCAAGCGCGGCATCGCGGGTGTTGTCCTGTTCGCGGCGCGCTGCCTCGCCTGCCAGCTTGGCATTCTGATCCGCCACGCGCGCCTGATACTTCGCCTGGGCATTCTGCTGGAGCGCGCTATAGCCCTGCCCGACCGTGGCGACAGTCGTTGCCGCGATGGTGAGGGTGAGGGGATCGCACATCAGCGCTTCATCCAGAAATAGCGGAAGGGGACACCCCGCACGACATGCTCCTCAGGTTCGACGGTAAAGCCCCAGCGCGCCAAGAGCCTGATCGCCTTCCCGTTCGCGCTGGAAACTAGGTTGCTGGCCAGAAAGCTTGAATCGACGGCTTCGCGCAGCAACGCCGGCCCCATGGAGAGAAGCGCCCTGCCATGGCGATAGACTTCATCCGTCCCGAGAAACCAGACGGTCGCCGTGCGGTTGAGCGCTGACGTTGTGACCGCCCCGAACATCGCTTCCGGCCGCCCGTCCACCAGCGCCGTCCAGCATCGATCGGACAGGAGAAACCCATTACGAAGCGCCTGCTTCGGACCATGCCCCATGGCCTCGCACTCAACCCGGTCAATGGCGCGAATGCGCGAGGCGATCGGACCGATATGCGTCACCTTCGACGCAACGACTTCGACGCTCATTGCCCCACGACAGGATCAAGGAACACGCCAATCAGTGTCAGCGGCAGGGGGTCGGTCTGCTTCACATAGACGGACGCCTGCCCGCTCACCACGTTCGGAGAGTCGATCAGATATTTGCCATCAAGCAGCCTGTCCGCCTCGCCCCACGCTTCAGATTTGCGCGGCTTGATCGGATGCGTTGTCGGCTCCGCTCCATCCTCTTTGCCGGAACCGACGCGAACGCCACGGCTGTTGCGCAGATGCACCGCTATCTCGCCAGGTTGCTGCTTTCGCGCTGCATTGGAGCCGGCAGAGCCGTTGAACATGACGGGCATCGTTTGAATATCGACATCATAAGGAAGGCCGAACGTCGCCTTGCTGACCGGGCCAACACTATCGTCAAGCGTTACTCTGCCATTCGCGACAACCAGACCCTTGACCACGAACCCGTCGCACAGCCCCCAGACCGTCTGCCCCTCCAGATGCCAAAGATTGCGGAAAGTCTGGCGCGGCTCATCATAGGCGAACGAGACGGCGCAATCGAGGAAACAGCAATCCGCGACACTGTCCCAGCGCGTCGACGCCATGCGTTCGATGAATGTCTTTTCCTGCCCATCGATAGTCCGACGGACAGTCAGATAGACCCGATCCTCCCCATTCTCGGGAATGCAGCAGCAGGACGTGACGAAGCCGTCTGTCTCGCACAACGTCCAGCCCCACACCTGTTGCGCTTGCTCCCATGTGAAGGCCAGCAACTTGCCATCATCGCGAGCCGCCCAGATGATCGAACGCGGCTCCTGCGCATAGCACCATGAAACGATGTCGAAGCCCTCAAAGAAGTGCGGCGAGAAGATCGAAACATCGTCGGATGTGAGGCTATCGACCTCGAACTTGTAGTTGATCGAACGAACCCCGGCCCCGACCGATGGCGTATAAAACACCACGTTATCGACAACCAAAGGTGACAGCCGGGATGATCCACGGCCAATCTGCCGGCGAACCGTAACGGGAGGGGATGCTGTCAGATAGCCGCCATCAGCTCCGCTATCGACGCGGAACAGGCTATCCGATGTCAAGGCGAGAAGGCTGGTCGTAGCTACAAGCTGGTTAATCGCGTTGACCCGCCCGGCATTGGCAGCAATCACGATCCCATCATCCGCCCTGAGCGGGATAGACTGGTCGAAGTTCTCAAACTCCGCTGATCGGCTTCCCCAAATGGCGTTGGGATTGTTGCGCGAGCGGCCAAGAAACAGACGCTGTTCAAAGAACGTGACAGTCGAGGGGTAATCGTTCACGCCCGGAAACGGATTGTAAGCCTCAGGCGGCGCAGTGCTCAGATCAGGGCCGATGTTGTCGTCAATGAAGCTCGTTTCGACCGTGCTGCCGATATAGCCGTAGAACTGGCTGTTTTGCGCCTTGTAGACCTTGTAACTGGCAGCCCCGGTGACGGCGCTCCAGGTCAGTTCGTTATAGTTGCGCTTCAGGCTGACATCGTTGGTGACTTCCGCGCCAAGATCAGCGGGACGGCTTTCCCGACCATCGGCATCGACCGATGTAACCATATAGCGGCAGGGTTGAGGGAAATAGGCATTGCCGCCGTTCTCGGAATCCGTGTTGGGGCTGTAGGCAAAGGCCGCCAGATCGTTAGGCGGGCTGATCTTTGGGCCAATGCTGACCGGCGAAAAGGCCCATTCGTCATGTGCCGTGCGCGTCAGTTTCGTGAGCGGATAGTCGAGATGAGCAAGATACATCGTATCCGCCTGCTGCTCGAAATCGACCTCAGCCAGATCGACGGCATTATAGGGCGAGCCAACCCTGACGACGCGAGAGACGCCCATTAGGGTTGCTGCTCGTTGGGGTTGTTGGGATCGCGCCCATCACCGCCGCCGCCTCCGGTAGGCGGTGGCTCAGGAGGCGCTACCACAGGAGGAACGGTCGGCGGATCAGGGTCGGGATCAGGGGCGCTCGACCGCGTTATCCCTCCCTCCGATGAGGAGAACGCAGCCATCCCGGCTGTGCTGAGGTCAATCCGAAAATTATCGGCGTCGATAACGGAGGCGACAGTTGCGATGCGGCCGTTCAGCTCCTCTCCAAGATCGCCAGCGATACCACTGAGATAGACCTCGTTGCCAACACTATAACCATGATAGGCCGCAGTGATCTTGGCCTGCGCCTCATTCGTAATCCCTGTGATTGCCAGTTGCTCGTTAAGAACCAATCCCCCGAGCGCCGCCACACGCATATAGCCTTGCCCCATCTCCAAGGCATAAGCTTGCTCGATCGAGAACTGGAACGGGATGATCCTGACTGGCTCACTGGCGTCCAGAACCTCAGCGACGAACCGCGTTCCTGGACGCTTTTCGAGCCCGCCATATTTCAGGACGTAGCAGTTGCGCGCCTTGCGAACCGCCGTCTGGTATGCGTCGACATCGAAGCGACCCCACAGATGCGGAGCGAGTTCGCCTTTGCTGAAATTGGGCTGCGCGATCCTATAGCCCATTAGGATAGACCCCCATGCGGGCATATTCGACGGGGCTGATATAGTCAGGTTGAACCCGAGGACTACGGTTCTCAGCTTCCGCAACAGCCCTTTGTCGCGCGGTTTCAGCCTGGCGGATCAAATCACCCTTCAGCTCACGGCTTTTTTTCACCGGCCAAGCGAGGCGCACAGCCAGTTCCAGAGCCAGCGCGCGGGCGGTCAATGCATCTATACGCGCAGGCTCAACCGTGTTGGATTGATACTCAAGGATGGCGGACGCGACATTGGTGTAAATTGACCCGTCTGCAATCGCAAAGGGCAGCCGACCAAGCTCATCCCACTGCGGAAAGGAATAAGGGCCGAACACAGGAATATCAGTCCGCTGCCTGTCAACGGACGGAAGAACGCGGATCGCCTCAGCCATATCCGATGGCGCGGCGTAGCGGTAGAGCCATTCGCCGAAGCGATCATTGGTCCGCGAGGCGAGGACCGTTCTTCGAATTGCGAATGGCCAATCTGTCCATGTCAGCAACTCCTCCAGCACTTTGGGATAATGCTGGCGACAATAGAAAGCGCTCTCGCTATCATCTTCCATGGAGTTGATCGGGTCCGCCGCGATCTCCGACAGCGCCTCGTTGCAGATTGAGAGTTGGTCGGCCATGGCGCTTGTCTATGCCTGCCGTAACAGCGCTTGAATCGACGGCTAGTCGCTCCGCTGGATGGCGACGCAGAAGAACGCCGTTCCGCTGACCGCCGCACCCATGGGATTGAACCCGCTCAGGGGAGAAAATTGCTCCAATTTGATCGGATGTCCGGTGCGATTGGGAATATTGGCATAGTGGAAATGGCGGGAGCCGGCGAAGGCCCCCGCCGCCCTGTTACGCGGTTGGCTTGCGCTTTGCCTTGATGGCAGCCAGCAGCGCCGACTTGCTGAGCGGCTTGCCGCCCGGCGCGATGTCGATGCGATAATCGTCGGTCGCGGCGAGCGCCTGGAGCGCGGTCAGGCTCATGGCGTCATAGTTTGGATCATCCGGCGACGGGTCGGTTGCAGCGACGGCTGCCTCATATTCCGCCATGTCAACCGGTTCCATCCACGAGCCCTTGGCCGCGTCCGTTACGAAAGGCTCACCTTCTTCGATGATCTTGCCATCGACATAGCCGCGCTGCTTCGCGATGTAGCGAACCGGGGTCTTGGTCTTGCCCATATCAGCCTCCTCAGTTGGTCTGACGGCCAGCGACCACGGATGCCGTGATCTTGCCCGTGGTGGGCGCCGCGCCGGTGATGTCGTAGAAAAGCCGCATATACTGTTCGTCCGTTCCCTCCGGGATGTAATCGGGGAAGGAGGGGCGATAGCCGGCGACCAGGCTGGCGAGCGGGATCGCTGCCGAGCTGGCGACGGTCTTGGCCGACGAGAACGCGGCGTTGTCGTCCACCTGCAACGAAATGACCAGGCTGGTCAGGTTGTTGAAGGTTTCCGTCACCACGATGTTAAGCGGGATAGCATGGCTCGACTTGCCGATGTCACGGCCCACGGGGGCGGCGGCACCATAGGGCGTGCCAGTCGCATTCAGGTCGATGACGTTGGTCGAGCCAGCGTCGGCGGTGATGGCCTGCCCGTCGCTAAAGACGAGAGTGTTGTCCATGATCATGTCATCGTCTCCTTACGAAGCCACCGGCACGGCCGCTTCCGTGTTCAGAAGCGCGTCGGTGATGCGGATGGGCAGGTTGCGATAGGACAGGACTTCCTGCCCTTCGAGTTCCATGTATTTCAGCTGGACCCGATCATCGTCGGTATTCTGCGCGTCGAGCGCTTCGGCGACGGCCGAGTTCATGTAGATGACCGAGCGCCCCTGCTTGCCGGCGTCGGGCGCCTTCATGTCACGGCCAGTCCGCCAGCGCTGGTTCTTGTAATAGGCCTGGCGCAGCAGTGCGTAGACATCGACCGTGCCGGCTGCGAGGTCGGACACGTCGATATTGGCGATACGCACATTGTAGCGCCAGTCACGCACGGCAAGGCCGACATGCCAGCGGAACTCTTCCACCTTGGCGAAGTAGGGCAGGCCGCTCGCATCGAGAACCTGCTGCGAACCGCGGTCGATGCGCTGAAGGCCGGCGCGCGTGCCCTTGGGATAGAGCAGCGTGGTCTGCTGTTCGCCCCAGGTCACCATCCAGATCGAGGTATTGTCCGAGCCAGAACCGCCGCCATGAACGACATTGTTGCCTGCGCCGGAACCGCCACGAACATTGTAGCGCGCAGCCAGGCCCTTGAATTTCTCGGGCGTCGATGCGCTGTCGTGATAGAAGATGCCGGTTTCGACTTCCTGCGTCATCGCTTCCAGGAAGCTGTCCGCTTCCGACAGGCGCAGAGCGGCCGCGTTTTCCGCCGCCAGATCCAGCAGGCGTTCATCGATTTCCGAGCGCCCCTCGACAAAGCCGGTCGTATCCTCGACCTGCGTCTTGCCGGACTTGCTCTGCGGAATGCCCTTGTAGAGCCGGCCCCAGGTCACGCTGGGCAGGCCCGAGCGGATCGTGTGCAGATGCGTCGATCCCTTGTTCGCTTCGGTGGCGATCGCATCCTGCACGGCCGGCGACAGCCGGTGCAGAACCTCGATCACGTCCGCGTCGATCTTTCCATCCGGCCCCATCCCGCGATACATATCGATCAGGTTGAGGAACGAATTGCCAATGGTAGCCATTCAATTCACTCCTTACTGCCATACCAGCGCTGTTCGCGCGTTTCCTCGACCTTCACGCCCGCATCGCTGCGGATGAAGTCACCATCCTCGCCAACCATCGCCCCGACCTTCGCCATCGCGCGGATCATTTCGGGGTGATTGCCGAAGCCGGTTTCAGTCAGAGCGGCGCGGAACGGCGACCCCTCCGGATAGCCAAGCGCGTCGAGCGCTTTCGCCGCGGAGTGGAGCGTTGCGTCCCACTTCCCGCCGCCAATTTCGGGATCGGCCTTCGCCTCATCGAGCCACGCTTTGCGCTGCTGCGCGCCGGCATCGATCATCGACTGGACAGCCGCCTCATGCGATTTCGTCATCAGGCTCTGCGCGAGCGGCAGCACCTTGTTCGCCGCCTCGTTGCTGAGGCCGATTTCCCTGAAGATCGGCGTCGCCTCTTCCAGAAGCGCGGGATCGATCGCCATGCCTTCCGGCGCGGTCAAGTCGTAGGCCTCGGGGACGACAGGCGTGCCGGGCTCTTCAGGATCGGCCGCCTCGGGCTCCTTCGCCTTGCCGCCCAGTGCGCTTTCGTCCGCATCGTCACCAGCGTCAGGCGCAGACTCGGCGGCGGACGTATCGACAGGCACGGCATCGACTGCGGTTTCCACCGCATCAGCCTGGGCATCAGTCGCCGAGTTCGCCGTATCGTCCAGTTCCACTCTTCTTCTCCTTCGGGGCTGCCTGGGCTTCTTCACGAAGCACCGCGATCAAGGTCATGATGTTGAGAGGGTGGCGGGCGTCAGGGGGCATTCCCTGCTCCGCGTCGTTCAGCATCGCGAACATTTGACTGCGCCGCCCCTCTGCGAATGAGAGATCGCGGCCATCAGCCCCGCTCGTTCCCTGCGACAAAATTCCGCTGGCTTGAATCGACCGCCACAGAAAGCGCCGGAACGCCGGCTGCTTCATCAGTTCGGCCATGTCGGATTGCTGCTGGCTCATCAGGCTCCCAGCATCGTGTCGAGCAGCGGTTGCCCGCCTGCATCGGTCTCGGACAGAAGCCGCGCCGCATCCGCGCCCTGCTGGACGGCAGGCATGGCCTCCATCATGCGCTGGGCATTCTGCTGCTGGGCACGGCGGTTGCGGATCGCCTGCACCTCTTCGGCCGTGCGGATCAGCTTGGGCGGCGCGCCCGCGCGCTCCGCATATTCATCGATCATTTCGTCGGTGTTGAGCTTGTCCACGCTTTCGGGGAACACGCCCGCCAGGTTGCCAATGAAGGAGGCGGTGCGCTCGATCTGGCCGAGGCCGACCATCCGTTGCATCTGCGTCAGGATCGAAACAAACTCGATCTTGACCTCACTGTCCTGCATCACGTCAGGCACAGGCGGCAGCATCCCGCCGCGCAGCATGATCCCGAACACACGGTCGATGGCGACGGACAGCTTCTCGGTGTTGACGCGCTCGATCGTCGGGCCGAGCTGTGTCAGCTTTTCCTCGTTACGGGCGGCAATTTCCTCGATATTGCGGGGCTGCACGCCCTGCATGTTCGTGATCGCCATGAACAATTCGGCGAATGACGTGGCGTCAATCTGCTGATAGCAGCGCTGGATTTCCTGCCCGATGATCCCCGGCGCCTGATAAGGCATCTGGTAGGGGACCAGCACCGTATCCTTGTCCACATCGGCGGCAGAGACGATGTTGCCCGGCTGGCCCGTCAGCTTGAGGCCCGGCTTCGTCACCTTCTCAGGCTTCACCAGATGGTCGATGGCCTCGTTGCGCCGCTTGACCTGCATTTGCAGTTCGCGGATCGTCGCCAGCCCCTCCATCGCCGGGGAATAGCCGTAGGTGTCGGAGCCTGTCGTATCCCAGCGCGGGGCATAGAATGGCTGATCGTGATAGCCCGAGACGCGCAGCACATTGTCGCGGCTGTCCGCTTCGTCCCAATAGACTGAGCGGAACCGGCGCGAGAACGGATTACCCGGTTGCCAGTTGGGATCAGGCTCGATCGCCTGAAACACATCGACCTGAAATTCCGTGTCGTTGCGGTCATAGGCGTTGCGAACATTGCTCGACACCTTGTCGCCGAACGATTGCACGGCCTGGCGCGCAGTCATGGGGACGCGGCGGTAAAGCGTATCCGCCACCATGGCATCGGACGCAGAGATCCAATATTCCCCGGCCGTGAGCGCATGGCAGACCATGCCCACCTGCGGATGCTCGATCATCACGCAAGCCTCGGTCCCGAACAGGCCGAGTTCATGGTATCCGGTCTTGGCCGCGCCGTAGAAGTTGGACTGCGCGATGAACGCCTGCATCCGGCGCTCGACTTCCGACAGCCAGAACCGCACGTCCGGCTCGTCCATCATCGCTTCGTCATAGGTCGCCAGCTTGAACCATGGGCGCGACGGCGACGACAAGCCACTGGTCATGCCGTTGGCCAGCGTGCGGTAGGAGGTTATCGCATATTCGTCGTAAATCTTGTTGCGCTGACGGCGGTTCTTGTTCGTGTCGCTGTTCATGAACCGCGAGCGCGCCGGCTGACAAAACTTCGCAATGTCGCGCCAGTCCGCCTCATAGTCCGAGCGGATGGCTTTCATCCCCTGGAGGCGCGTCTCGCAGTCCTGACGGATCGAACCCATCAGCCCAGCGTGTTCGATGCAGCGGAGGTGTTGGCTGTGCCGAGCGCGCCGTTGGGACTCGTCATCATGCCAGAGATCATCGCGCGGCGACGGCGGCGCGCGTCACGATCGGTCTGCACGTCTGCGCCCTCATCGGGCAGCTTTACCGATTGGCGCTCCGGAACAGTCGGAACGTCAGGTGTTGAGGTGCAAATGGCCTGTCTCCCGCGTCATGGCGGGGACAGGGATATGGTGGTGGGCTATTCGGTTGAATCGACGGGCGGGAACGGGCCGTAGACACGACAGGCACCGGGCAAGCTTGGCATAGCCCCAGGCTCAAGAAACTGGTGATGGATGGTCCACTGCCAGCTCATGTCTGCATCCTGACCGAACGAACCCTCAGAGATCGCGACGCGGATAGTCGGGCCCATCTCCCGCGCCTGCTCACATAGGCCTTCGACATGCGCCGCGACCTTGCGCGCCCAGCTATTGGCTAGATCGTCAACCGCGTCTGATTTTGCCACATCGAGCATATCGCCAAGTCGATCCCATGAGATATCGGGCAGCGGGTATTTCCTGTCATATCGCATCAATCCAACTCCTTGTAGCGGTCATGCTCGACCGACCGACCATAGTTCGCAGGGTTGAGATAACCCGGCACTTCGCGCGGCGCGACGGGCTCGGCGAAGGTGCAGGCCAGCGCGTCGGCATCGTCAGGCGACGAAAGCCCGCGCTTTTTCATGTGGTCCTTCTTTTCCAGCACAATCGCCTGATTGAGATCGTAGCTATACTCGACCCCGGTCAGATCATCGGTCAATTGCTGTTCGTCCGGGATCGCGCCGCCAGCAAGCCATGTGCGCATCGACGTCCAGATTTCCGCACGCTTGTTCGCCGTTTTGACCCGCACGTCATTAGCCCACACAGCATCACGGCCGCGCCCGCCGAAATTGACCTCGAACACATTCTCAAGGCCAAGCTGGCGCAGCCGGTCGATGACGCCAGCACCCATCGCGCCCACGTCAACAAAGATCGCGTCGGGCTTGTAGAGGCGCGCTTCCATAGCGATGTCGCCGGCCACGGTCATGGTATCAACGCCGTGCCAGCGCTTCCACGGTCGGGACTTCGCATCGCGACCGCAGCGGATGGCGAGCGTGCTGTGGTCATCCCCGAAGCGCGCAATGTCCACACCGAAGATGACCGGATCGGAGCCGAGCGAATTGACCTCCCGCGCCTGCGCCTCCTCGACCAGACCAGAGGGGATGAACTGCATAGACGAGGCGGACGGGAATTGCCCCAGGACACGCACCTTGGCGATGTCGCTATCCTCGCCATAGGTCCGAACCAGCTCCTCCAGATAGGCTTTGTTCGTGCCCTCGACCGTGCGGCTGTCGATCTGGCGCGTTTTCCACAAGGCGCGGCTCTTGCCGAAACACTCGCGAAAGGCGCCCGTGTTTTGCGTTGGGTTGCCGAATGCGAGCCAGATGATCTCCGTCCCTTCGTCGGTGAGCGCGCCAAGAGCCACCTCCCACACCTTCGCGTCGATGCCCGATGCCTCATCAAAGATCAGGACGATGCGCTTGCCCTGGTTATGAAGGCCGGCGAACGCTTCCGTGTTGTTCGCTGACCATGTGACAAGATCGGCGCGCCATGATTTGTCTCGCCCCTTCATGGTGGACATGAGGGCCGTCGCGGTAGGCTTGAACCAGTCGGCCGTGATCGCCAGTCGCGCCCACTTGGCAATCTCGGGGCTGGTCTTTGTGAGAAGCTGCCCCTCCGTGTTCGCCGTCACGACGATGCGCGTGTCAGGGCAGGTGTCGAGCGCCCACTTGATGACCATGCTGATCGCGGCCGACTTGCCGATACCGTGTCCCGAAGCAATCGCAATGCGGCAAGGCTGAAAGCGGGTAGCGGGATTGGACAGATGGTCGCGGATTTGCCGCATCATCCATCGCTGCCACTCACGCGGGCCGGTTGCGTCTGCAAGATCGCCGTGGCCCCACGGAAAGGCGTAGAGAGCATAGCGCTCAGGATCGTCCGCGAATGAGCCTATGTCCTTCGCCAGCGTGATTTCAGGAGGCTCAGCCCTCGTTGCCATGGGCGCGCTTGCGTCCTTCCTCAATCGCCGCGGCAAGGTCATCCTTCACATGCAGATCAACCTCCGATCGCTCCACCCAATCCTCCCGTGCCATGTTCTTGAGGCCGAGCGCACAGGCTTGCGCAGAGCCGGTGCCGCCGCCTTCACGCGCGATCGAGCGGTTCACCTTCTCCCACCAGGCCGCGCATTTTGCCTTGCCCACGTTGACGGCTTCTGAAAACTCAGGGTGATTGGCCATCCACTCGTTGATGGTCGAACGCGCGACGCCAATCTCGCCGGCAAACGAGGTCAGGCTTGCACCCTCCGCCATATGGTTCACAACCTCCTGCACATAGGCGGGCTTGAACTTGCTCGGACGGCCACCTTCACCCACGCTCCTGCTCCACTTTCCATCCAACAAAAACCAGATCGGCCAGATACTCGACAGCCGGCTTGCCCATCTTCGCCGCCTGCGTGAGTATCTGCGCGGCAATATCCGGCGCACGTTCCCGAACCGCGGCGATCGACGGGGCGGGCACCTCCCTCGGCCTGTCGCGCCAGTGCGGGGCCGTGGACATGGGCATCGCCGTGCATTTGCCGGTGGCCACGATACACACCTGCCGCGTGCGCTGGAATCGCTCGACCTCGATCAAGCCCTTTTCTTCCAGCTTGCGCACCGTGTGCGGCGGCGTGCTGTCGGACGAGCATCCGAGCATCCCCATCAGTTCATCGTTTTTCGGAGCCGGCTCAGTGGCCTCAGCCGCCCTCACCAGCGCCTCATACACGATCCGTTCGTTGCGCGTCAGTTCGATCATTTTCCCATCACTCCCGCCAAGATGGAAATGCCGGCAAAGGCCATGATTGCGATCCCGAAAGCGTCCATCACTCCTCCCCCGCCTTCAACAGCCCCGACCGCGCATATTCCAGCGCGCCGAGCATCCGCCACCGATCTTCAAACTTGCTGTGATTGAGATAGACCTCGCGTGCCCGATCATTCGCGACCATCACCCATTCGATGATGTCGCCGCGCTCGATCGCATCGGCCATTTCCCGAATTTCGTCGGCATTGGCCTTGCGACCTTCCGCGCCTGCATCGGCAATGCTGACCAGCTTCATGACCTCACGACCCTCCAGTAAAATTCTGCGTAATCCAGCCTCACCCCCAACCGCCGCGCCTCATCCCCGGCCTGCTCGCGGGTGGGGCGGGCGCGGAGGAGGAAGCAGAGGTAGTCGGTGAGGGTCATGACACCCACACAGAGCCGTCCGGCAGGCGGATTCCATCCCAGCGACGATACAGCCATGTTTCAGCATCATCGCTCTGTGTGCGGTTGTAGAACTGGTCGATGAAGGCCCGCATCGCATGCTGGCCGCCTTCATCGGCGATCATCTGGCCGATCGAGGTCGCGACTTGGTTCTGGAGCGTGATCTTATCCTCATGGCGCGGATCCGATTTCATTGCTCGATGCAGCGCGAACATGCTCGCCAGATGCTCGACGTGGAGCTGGATTAAATCGTCCGTCATGATCACAGCCCCGCTATCGTGCTGCGCCGCTGGCGGATGACGAACCTCTCATTCCCCATGTCGCGCAGATATCCGATCTCCGCGGCGACTTGCCGCCACCGAACTGGCGCACGATCGACCTCGCGCTGATCCGCCTCACCGGCATTCAGGCGGTCCATGAACTTGTCCATGTCCGAGCGATACGACGGGTCGAACTCCAACCTCATGCCGTCGTGACTGGCGACCCAGCGAATATCGCGGCGGCCCTTCTCCCGGCCGTGCAATTGGTCGTTCGCAGCCTGCGCGCGCATCTCCCAATCGGTTGCAACTGCGGCGCGCTGGGTAGGCTTGGGCAGGTAGCTTTTCGCCAACTGGATCAGGTCGAAAGCCTTGGGCATGTAGGGCGAGCGGGTCGCCCAATCGCTGATCGCACGCTCCAGCAGGTCGGCTGGAATATCGTGCAAGTCACTTGCCAGCATAGCAAGCTGGCCGGCGTGCGCCTCAAGATCGCTCTGTGAGGTAGGACGGTAGCGAAGGCCAAGTTTCGCGATCAAATCCCTCACCTTCGCCGGAATCGTTCGCGAGGTCGGCTTGGGCCTGTCGGAGCATGTCGATGGCAGGTTCTGGCCGGGGGCCGCGAAGATTTCCGACGCCTTGGCGAACATAGGATTGGGCGTGTGCTGCATGTCGAATATCCTGATTTTCGGGGGCGTTGATGCTGGCCCAGCCCTTGGCTGCGGCATGTTCCAGCAGGCGGCCAGGCGGCCAATCGGCGTCCGTGTGTTTCTCGATATCCCGCAGGAACCCCCGGTACGCCGTCGCGGAATTGGTCATCCGCTTGCGTTTACGGTTCAGCATGAAGTCCGCCCAAACCTGCGGGTCAGCCCATTCCGGTTTCGGAAAATCGTCGGCCTTACGCGCGGGTGTTATCTCTCCACGGGGATAGGCGGGGGTGGGGTTAGTTTGGGGGTCTGGGGAAAAG